TGCAACCAGAACTTCCGCCAACGTATCCGTCACACCAGGGTCAACCCCAGCCATAGCGTCAACTACCGCCGCACCAGATCCTGCGCCGTCTAAATAAACAATCGCAGTTTTGCCCGTCGCAATCGTCACATTCGCGCCAGAGCCTTGGCTGATAGCGATAGACTGAGAGCCGCTGGTCGCATTCTCGATGAACATCACGCGAGAAACGGTGTTTGGCGCAATGGTAAGAGTTCTAGTAGCCGTCAGACTGACTGCGGATGTGACCTTGAAATACATGGCGCGAGCGGGATCAGAAACACCGTCGCCAACCGTGGTGGTGGCGTCTGCATCTGAACCAAAAGACTGTTCAGTCGCGTATCCAAGAGCTTCACCAATCAGTTCTAGGTTGGTGTTTGTGGTCGTGCCCCATGTCCCGGAGCCTTCCCCAGTGGCCAATTCGGACAAGCGAAGGTCATTAACGTAACTTACCATTTGATCACCTGTTTATGCGGCATCTCGGCCTGCTTTGATTTCTTCGTATCCTGCGGATTGACTGGTATCAACAGTCGAGTAACCCGCAGATTGAGTTGTGCTTATGTCTCCATACCCTGCGGACTGGCTAGTATCGACAGCCGAATAACCCGCAGATTGGGTTGTGCTGATTGGATTGTAGGACGGGTCTTGGTTGGTGTCTATCTCACCCCATACCAGAATATCACCGACGCTTGCAACCATTGACAAGCCTGTGAGCTGCACAATGGCACCCGCAACCGTGCTCACGTCACCGATGGCCGAGTTTATCTGCTGGCCGTCAACAAAAACATTGTTAACCGTTCTGGCTGTTACGGTTCCTAGCCCAGATGCAATGCCCTGACCTGTGAGCGTAACATTAGCCTCTGCATCGACTGTCGGCGCACCGAGTCCTGACGTGATCGACTGACCCGTGACCTGCACGATAGCGCGAGCCACGACCTCGATAGAGCCGACGCTCGATGTGATTGCTTGGCCAGTGACGGGAACATTCGCCTCCGCGTCAACCGTAACAGCGCCAACGCCTGATGTGATCGCCTGACCTGTCGGGGTGACATTAGCCTCTGCAATGACAGTGACCGCGCCGATGCCAGATGTGATCGCTAAGCCAGTGAGCGGTACATTTGCCTCACCGTCGATGGTGACCGCGCCCACAGCAGCAGTCGCCTGCTGTCCATCAGGCGTTACATCAATAAAGAGCGGAGTGCCCCAAGCACCCAACCCCCATGTACCGCGACCCCAACCTTCTTGAGACATCAGTCAGTCAACTTTTCTTTGGCATCTTTCAGACGCTGAACCGCAGTGCTCATGATGTCGCGCACCGCATTCGTCATGAAATCTGTCGCAAGCGAAGCCTCCATCGTCTCGATGGCCTCTTCAATATCCTCTAAAGCCGTCATAGTGACCTCCAATTAAGTCACCATGATAGAGCCTATGCAGCGTTAGGGACACCCTGAAATTTGCGGCTAAGGATGCGCTGCACCTTGGAATGCGTGAGCGGAGGTATGTCGTGCAAGCTGTTTACCTGCTTGGCAATCTTGCGAGCGCCAAGGCCACGCTTATGAAGGCGATAGATTGATTTCAGAACCGCCTGTTCTTCAGGCACCTCTTCGAGATACTTGCGCGTCTTACTACCCGTCTTCACCTCAACATGACGAAAGCCGTATGGCGCAGATCCGCCAATGGCGTAGCCGCGAGATGCCCAGTCAAGCTTGCCTGCGGCAAAGCGATCCTTGATGGTCGCGTGTTCGATCTCAGCAACCGCGCTCAAGACCATAAGCATAATCTGATTGGCCATAGAGTTCATATCAAACTTGGCATCCAAGCCCTTAGACTTGGCGGCATCTGGATAGACAATCGGCATCTCGCCAAACTGCTCGCAGAAGTACAGCGTGATACCAATGTCTTGCAGAACAGGTATCAGGCCAAGAAGGTCAGAGCTGGAGCGGCTCAATCGGTCAAGCCGAGTGCAGATCACCACGTCATGCTCATCGATCACGTCGGTCATGTCGCGACTAGCGGGTCGATCTAGCACCGCATGGGTGCCAGAGATGCCTTCATCCGCAAAGAACTCGGTCACCTCACGGTTGTACTTTTCACGCACAAACTCACTGATCTGCTGCTTCTGCGTCTCCAGTGAGATGCCAGACTTGACCTGCTCGTCTGTAGATACGCGGACGTAGCCGTAGATATTGTTGATTTGCTTCAGTGGGTTGCCGCTCATTTCACACCGCCTTTGTAGCCATAGTCAGTCATCTCTTCATGCAGCCGCTGCCAGTTTATGTCCAACGGCATGTTATCGGTACTACGGTCAGCAAACATCACCTGACCGTCTTTGACCAACTCGACGCCGTACACCGCCTTGGGCATCCCATCGTACACGATGTCGATGTTGTGCTTCAGGCAAGTGCGGCGCACTCGGTTGTAGAAAACTTTCTTTGCTTGGGCGCTCATGCTGCGCCCTCCTGCAAGTATTCTTCCCAAAGCTTTTTCGCTTCATCCGTCGCGCCTAGCTTACGAGCCTGCGCCGCAAGAAAGAAACCCAACTCTTCATTTTCAAAAGCGTTCTCAGTAAAACGAAGAACCGCTTGGTCAACCACTTTCGCGGCTTTGCGAAACAGGCCCGGCAGCAACATAGCCTCGCAAGGCTGTAGATCGTGCTGCTGCGCGAACTTGTTAAGCTCAAGGGTAAAGCGTTTAGCGGCTTGGGTCACAATTACGTTATCGGTCATCACATTTCTCCTGTAAGTGAAATTGCATCTTAATGGCATCCGTGTCGATGTGCAACACTTTATTTGAATAAATTCTTTTGTGTAGGTGTTTGCATATGGGCACGGCATGTGGTAAGCTGTTGGAAACCAACAACGGAGAACGTGATGAGTTCCGAAATCAAAAAACCGACTTTGGCGATTGCTAAAAGACTGTTCAAGCGTCGTAACCCCAATGTCAAATTTTCTGCCGCTTGGGAAATCAAGCCGATGTGGTCGCGTGGTCAATATTTTTCGCGCGTTAGGTTCGAGGCCGAAGGTTACAAGCCCAAGGTCATGCGCTTTTACAGCGACCAGAGCGGACTAGCAATTTTTTAAGGAGAACGTGATGAGTTCCGAAATCAAATCAAAGCGCGGCCCCAACGTGACACCCGACGAGCACAAGCTCGTCGTGAAGTTTGCCAAGCAGTGCTTAAAAGAAATCTGCAAGAAACAATACGAGGTTCAAGTCGGAATCACATATCCGAAGGTTCAACCTTTGACTTACGCAGACGCTCTCAAACGATTGCAGGTCGAAACCAAGTATCGCAACCAGCGCAGCTACGGTGGTGCCAAAGGCATCTCTATCGATGTGCGGCACTGCCGAAACAATCTTACTGCTTTTCATGAATACAGGTCGTATGCCGATGATCCTGTTATTGGCAGCATCACCAATTGCGCGGACTCTGAGCTACTGCTCAAATGCGTGGTCGCGCATGAAGTGGCGCACCACATTCAGAAACGGTACGGCCCTTTTACCCGTTACCTCAAAAAGACTTATCACAAGCCGCACGGCGATGCGTTCAAGACGATCTATCGTGAGCTGCGGCGCACGTTGGTCAACCCTTACATCGAACCAATGCAGGAGGTGGCGTGATGACCCTACTTAAAACCCAATACCTTCAGCTCACCAACGAAGAGATCGAGATGCTGTCTACGCTTATGCGTAGCAGCGCCGATGATCCTCGCGTCAACGGGCTAATCGGCACCTGCTTCTGGTTCAAGTGTTACAACAAAGACGAAGAAGCCGAGCTAAAAGCTCGGTGGACGAGTATTCAGCAAAAGCTCGCTAAGTTTGTGGAGGATGAAGATGGAAAAACTGATTGAAATGCTACGCAACCACGACTGGTATTTCGAGTACAGTGATGACCACAAAGTCTGGCAGCGCGGGGTAACCGAGCGAGCGGCGATCAATGCCGAGGCTGAGCGCCTTGGCAGGCCAGAGTTGGTTGAGGAAGCCTTTGAAGAGTTCAAGGCTGGGGATTTGGCGTGGTGGCTGGCGGAGTTGGAGGGTGAATGACCAAGGCGATCTTTTTGGAGGGGGTTTTACCGCCCCTCCATCGCCTAAGATGTTTTCTGTTGAGTCAATCCCGAAGTCAGTCGCCTCTGAGGTGTACCGAAAATCACATTACTTTGGCGACAAAGACTTCTTGCATGTCTACAGCTTTGGGGCTTTGTTCGACGGATACTGCTGGGGCGCTCTGACCTTTGGGGTGCCAAACGCTCGAAACATAAATGGTCTTTACGAAAGCCACGAACAGCACGGGGTCTTGGAGATCACCCGTCTCGCTTTTGAGCAGGGTGCCCCAAGAAATTCTCCAAGCAGACTGATATCGCAAGCCATAAAAATGGTCAAAAAACGCTACCCCTTGAGGTTGATTATTACTTACGCAGACACCGCTCAGAATCACGACGGCGGCATCTATAAAGCAAGCAACTTCAAATACCACGGATTGACAGCACAAAAAACCGACTTTGTTCACCCAGACGGTAAAATTCGCAAAATGAAAGGCGTTAAGTATTCAGAGATGGAGGGCGAATGGGTGAAGCGAAGCCGCAAACACCTTTTTAGTTACGACATTGAAGGAAGCGCCAATGGATAAGTATTTTGCAACTCTAGACATGGCAAACTTTCGCATGATGCTGGAAGCCGATAGCGAAAAAGCCATGAAGCTTTACCGCCATGTGCTCGACAGGCACCATGACGTGGGGCCAGAAGCCGACTACATTATCCGCTTATGGAAACAAGAACGGGGAATCGATGCGAAAAATGACAGTAATAGCTGAGATCAGGGTAAAGACGCTAGTAGACCTTGATGTCCTCGAAGACTTGATCGAAGACGTGATCCTCGAAGCCCTTCACCAAGACCAAGAAGTCGAGGTGAAGGTGACTGCGGAGTTTGTGAAGGTGCCTATAGAGCCACGTCCATTGCGCTCTTAGCCGCTTCTCGCTCTGGCTCACCGAAGATGTCTTCGTAAAGATACTTGCCACCTTGATAAAGCAGACCCAGTGGTGACACGTTCTGCGGGTCTGTGATCTGCTCCACAGCGCCCGTAACCACAGGCTCTAGTCTTTCCACAACCGGCGCTGCTAGTTGAGCAATACCTTCCTGTGCCTTCTGGCTCATCTCACGACCTATATCGCTGGTTGGGTCGTAGTTCAACGCGCCACTCACGCCTTCACGCAAAGCTCTGATCCGATCAGCAGCTTCTTCGCCCGTGAGGTCGCCTGCAATCCTGCGTGGCAAGCCTTGCGTGAACTCAGCCAACCCTGCCAAACCGCCGACAATCGGTGCTCCTATCGCTGTGGCAGCGTCTAACGCAACCTCAAACGGCGCACCCTCTGCCTGCAATGTCGCAGCCCTAGCTTCTTGCATAGCGCCCATAGCGCCTAGTCCTGCGACAAACGGGGCGCTTGCCAGTATCTTGGAGGAGCCTTTCTTTTTAGGATCAAACTTGGCGTTGACTGAACGAATATCGGAAGGCTCGAAAACAGCCAGCGTGGTGAACGGCTCATCTGCGCCAGAGCTTTCTTTCAAGAACATCGAGTCGTAGCCCTTGCTCTTCAAGAAATCTACAACCTGTTTGTTTTCATACAAAAGATAATTTCCGTCCTTCAAGGCATCTCTGTATGTAGGAAACCCGCTGCCGAATGGCGCGTCTAGGTACTCTTTACCGTACAACTCCTCTAAGACATCAACATTTTTGCTCGGCACAAACGGCTTTTTAGTCCTAGTGACTACGGGGTAGATGGCGCTGTCGGCCTCTCGCTCTTCACGGGCAAGCTGCCTTCTTTTAGGGTCAAATACTTCTCGGTAATACTGGCTGGCTTGATCGTCTGGAAGCGATTCCATTATCTCATCTGCTTCTTTCCTGAGCTGCTTTATCTCTGCCTTCACACCTTCAATCGCACCAGTGCCGCCTTGCCTTTCTTTAAATCTGCCTTTGCCTAGCCAATTATTTGCAAATTCTTTGCTTGGAGTCAGAAAGACAAGCCCATCATCATAACCGGGTACGAACTCATCGATGTCTTGCTTGCTGGCGTGATACATGACGTTATCGAGGTCAAAGCCCTGCTCTTTGGCTTGCTTGAGGCTTTGTTCACGACTTTTGTCTATAGCTGTTTTGAGGCTCCCCACGCCTCCCGCTTGAGCCTCTTGCGCCGACAAAGCCGTGGCAGCGAGAATCGTCGCCCCGCCAATAGGAGCCAGTATTGGTGGTGCGCTTGCAAGTATGTTGGGCGAGTCAGCTTTTGCGGGGTCAAACTTAGCGTTTATTGAGCGAATCAGGTTTTCGTTACCGGGGAATACGATGGTGTGCATTTTGCCTGCACCCATGCCTGCAAACCTTTGACCAACCGTGTTATCAACAACGCCCTTGTAGCCAAGGTCTTTCAATACGTCTTGCACAATCTGGCCGTTATTTAGCATCTCGCCAGTGTCAAAATCCTCGTTGTAAGAACCGCGAATGAGATCATTCATCTCGCTCAAATCGATTTGACCGCTTTCCATAGCTGAGTCAATTACCCGACCGACCACTTCATCACCCGCCCCTGCACTTCTAAGACTGTCTGCAAGTTCTGCAATCGGGCTTTCATAGTCAGTGTTTTCGAGTTCTTGAGCGTACTCAAGTACAGCTTCGTCGTAATCGTCCTCGTAAAGAAAATCGTCTCGATCTATCTCTTCTTTGGCCCATATAATGTACTTCTCTGTATCTACAGGAATAACCGTTCTGTTCTTACCGCCGATAACCGCAAAGTCTTTATTGTTCACAAAGACGGGATATATCACACCTTCGTTCTGGCCTTTTAAAATTGTCTTGGCTGCAAGGTCAGCAGCTTCCTCAAGCACCCCTCGGTCACGATTTTCCTCAAACTCATCGACTAGTTTTTCGATCTTAGCAAACACTTCTGGGTCGTTTATCTTGTCCCAAAAATCTGCATTCCAGCCCCAACTGCCCTCCAAGCTTTCTTGTATGCTTTCAGAAAGCGTGTTAATTCGGTTGGTTAAGTCTGGCCCTTCTCCTGCGTAGTTACGGGAAGCGTCACTCGGTGAGATGGTCAAGTAGGTGCCTTGACCAAAGTCGTTGTCTCCAGCAGAGCTTGGCACAAACTCTTCGATATCAAACGTAGAGCCGTGATATAGGACTTGATCGGTCTTGAAGCCCATCTCATCGGCTTTACGCATACTGTCGGCAAACTCTTTGAGAGCACCAGCCTGAACCTCTTGCGGCGTAACCAAGCCAGCCGACAGCAGCGTAAACGTCAAAGCGCCACCCGTAAGACCCGCTATAGAGTTCACATCTACGCCGCGAGCTTCCATGCGACGTAATATGTCCTCAGTGATCGTGCCGCCATACGGCTTCATCTGGAGCGCACGAATCTCTTGCGCCGTGGGATTGGCCGGGTCTTTGACCTTCTTCTGAGCATCACCAAACTTAGCCTTGGGTAGCAAATCAAACACCGTTGCCGCGCTTGCGTTTTCTAGGACACCAACGCCACCACCGGGCACTGCAAACGGGTACGAGGGGTGAGCCGAGTCAAAAATATCGATGTCGGCAAAGATGCGGCCTACGTTCTGAATGCCTGCGTCTCTGGCCGTGAGCTGCTTGGGATCAGCATTGATCAATCGCGCAGCACCGATAGACAAACCGCCCTTGTTGCGGAACTGAACGTCCATCATGTTCATCAGCTCTTTGCGAACTGCATCTGGGGTGTTGCGCCAAACCTGAACCGCGCTTGGGTCATCTATGCCTTTCCAACCCTCAATCTTTCTGCCAGCACCAACTCGATTGCCTTTAACCATACTGCCTTTGGTGCGGTAGTCTCGAATAGCTTTATCTAAAGCTTTCTTCGTAGACTTGGTCATGTTGGCTGCGGCATAGCCGAGCATCAGCTCACCAGTGGTCGTAGAAAAATCACCGCCTGTTGGAGCCATACGCCAAGGTATGTAAAGAGGGTCTTTGCCAGATTCTGACTTTAGCTCTCGCGCAAGTTCCAAAATTTCACGGGACGGCTTTTCCGCTGATGCCCAAACCGCACTGGGGTTGTTGAACATGAAGTCCTGACCACCCGGCAAATAAACAGGATCGACTAACTGCACCCGGTTGATGCTTTTCACATCACCACCTGCACGGGTTCTATCGGTCATCGAGGTGACAAAGTCCTCGCCTTCGAGTTCTGAAAGCGCCAATCGTGGCATCGGCTGAGTCTGGTTACTGCCAATGATCTCAGCCTCTAGGTTGCGGAGCATATCTTGCTCTTTTACCCGTGGGTCAAACCGTGGGTCGAAATCGCCTTTGACGATTAGGTCGAGGATGCCGCCTTTGCTAAACTTGCGTATCTCTCCACCTTCCGCCTTCAGCAACTCAGGCGAATCAAGGTCTTCAAACTCAGCGTTCACCGAGCGGATGTTTTTGGGGTCGAAAATGACAAGCTCATCCTGCACCCTGAACCCAGCAAACCCATCGTCTGCCATTTTTTCTTGGGCTTGACGCTTGATCACTGCAAAATCTGTTTTGTCTGATGCGTTTTTCTTGATGCTCTCGACAGCTTCAGCAAAATCTTCTCTAGTACCTACCTTGCCGCGCACAAAAACCGGCAAAATGCGAGCGCCCTCACCGAAAGGCGGCTCATCCGTATCTGATCTGTAAGATCGACGGATATATTTCTGCGTGTAACTGGCATCAGGGGATAAATAAATACCCGGCCCTAGTTTTCCCTTTGCTGAAGGACGCAACTGGGCAAATTCCCCAGACTCAGAGTCTCCAAATTTATCCGTCGCGTGGTAATACACCGTATCGGTGTCAAAACCAGCCTTTTGAGCCTTCGCAAGACGGTCTGCGCCCTTCGCAACGCCTCGAATGGCCCTCGCAGCGCCTCCAACGACGGGAATTACCCCCACACCCTGAAGCGCCGCTGCCCCATAGTTACCTTCGCGCAAATTTTCCATCAAACTAGGCGATCTTGGCCCTTCCATAACCATCTCAGCAGTGGAAACACCCGCTGCGGGGAACTCTGGGTACTCACCCGTGATGTCAATCATGCCCAAAGGGTCTGCAAAAGCCGCCCCGATGTTCGCAAGTTGGGCTGGGGTTGGGCGAGCCACGTCTTTGGGCTGTTGGCGACGGTTCATTTGGCCTACAGGCTCGTCAAAAATGTCAACTTCACCGCCGTCAGCGAATCTTTTCTCAAATCTGGCTCGTATTTCAGGGTCGCCCATCGTAGAAACCCGCGCTGACACGTCAGCAGACGAGTTTCTGCCTAAAAGATTGGGAAAACGCTTCTGAGCACCCAAACTGTACTGGGTTTCACCCTCGTCTGGCCGATAAGCCATCACGTCAACGCTCGAATCACGGCCCAAAGCACCCTCAAAACGCTTTGAAGCCACGTAATCGTCGCCCATCCGCCGGATATTCACCGGCAAATTCAAACGGGACACGATCTGATTAAAAACCAGCTTGTCATTCGGGTCTTGAGAGTCAGCAAGCGCAACAACTTGAGATATCGCAGCTCCAGTGACCCCTTCCATACCACTAAGAGCCTGCACAACCTGACTTTTGACCATGTCTTTCGCCTGCTGCTCAAGCGGATCGATGTATCGACCACGAACCATTTGCTCAAGACGGTCTAAATCACGATCACGGGTCGAGCCAGTGACGGGAACGCCGAATATGTCGATATCATCAAAACTGCTCATCGGATGCGCCTAAACAAGTCCATTTCTAAGCTTCCCACACCACCACCGCTGTTAGCGTTGGCGTCAAAGCCAATATCATTCATCAGGCGAGCCATTTTCATGGCTTGCAGCTTTTTATCGCCTTGCATTTTTTTGCTTTTCATCGTTTTAGGCTTTGAGCGGCCAAAACGAATCATGTCTGCATCGGAGACGCCACCTACCAAACCTTTCAGAGCGCCCATTTGGGACAAATACCGTGCCATGTCCTTTCGTTGAAGCTGTTCGTCAAAAGCCATACGCGCATCACTCAACTCAGGGACAGGTTCGCGGTCTCTAGGCGAATAGTATCGGCGCATAGCGCCATACTCTGGGTCTTGAATTACCTCAAAGTATTGGTTTCGGTCTGGATCGAAGGTAAAACCAAGCTCTTCGTACACTGGGTCACGAAATGGGTTGTCAAAAATGTCGATATCGTCCATGCCAGCCATTACGCAGCCTCTCGTTGGCCGTCAAAGCTCTCTTTCAACAGATCAAACCACTCGTCAAGAGTGATAACCGCTGTCCGAGAGTTATCTCGCGCCATATTTTCGTTAATCGCGTAAAGCGGCAGGCATACCCTGATCGCTTTGTTGTTGAACTTGTATATCAAAACGGGCGTGTTGTCGCCACAAGCCGCACAAACCTGATCCCACCAAGCTGGTGCATACCACCAGCCAGACTTGTACGCCTTGCACTCGATGGCGTGATTGGGAATCTGGATGTCACAAAGATCAGCGGTTTGATACTGGTCGAGGTTACGCTTGCACTGGAAACCAAGGGTGTGTTGATCGGCAAACGCATTGATGCGCTTCACGATGTCGCGCTCGAATGCCGCACCCTTGTTTCTTGAATCTGCCATCGGGCGAGTTTATGCGAAAAAAAAATAGAAATAAAATTTTTGCGGGGTTACCTTTGCCGCGATCCTGCGATCAAGCCCTGCTCATCCATCCCCAGATTTTTGTTCATCCCGCAAAAATCGGGTGGGTAGGGTTCCTACCTTTTGGCATACACATTTTTGAATACTGAATGCGCCAAACCTTGCTATAGCTATCGCGCTCGCCGCGCTCGCTATATAGGGGTGTACGGGGGTCGCGCCACAGGCCGATCTCTCAGGCTTTTTCCGACCCTATAGGGTTCCTACTGCCGCGCACGGAATCGGCTGAGAGGCGCGTACAGGCGCTCAGAGAGAAGAAAACCAAGGTCGCGCAGCCTAGCGGCCTAGACGTGTGTCGCCTCTGAGCAGGGCGGGCCAATACAAGTAAGTTAGTGCTCACTAACATAAATGCGTAAGCCTTTGTTTTTATTGGCTTTTTATCCTATTTAACATAATATCGGCATTTTTCCGAGATTTTGAGGGGCTGGGCGGGAGGCGGGGCCAGAACGATGTTCGTTCTGCGAGTACATCAAACCGACGAGGTTAGTAGTCTTTGTCGCTCATCTCCCCGTCCACGCCCAGCAGCTCGTTAAGCCGGTGCTTGATGTCTTCCTTCGTCATCTTCTGCAAATCAGCGTTGATGTTCAGGTTCTGACTGCGGTGGATCGTGAGGCCAGCGAGCTGGTTCAACTCTTTCACTGCGCTAACCGCAGCGTTGTACGCTCCCGTCTCGAATGAAGTCTCGGCTATTTTCCACAGCATTGCTCCCGTCTTCTGCGGTGTGATCGCGTACTTCTCACGCATCTCATCCTGCTTGACCCGCACCGCTCGCGTGACCTTTGGGAAGTCGTTGCCGTTGAGCATCTTGGTCGCTGCGCTCGCAGGAAACGAGAACCCTGCTCTCCGCGCTGCTTCCGTCTGCCCACACGCGCCTTCCGTGTAGTGCCACACGAAAGCCGCTTGCATGTCTGTGATGCCAGCCTCTTCATCTGCAAGGAAAGCCTTTGGCGTCTCCACTAGCTGCTTGCGCTCTTTTTTCGGTCTACCCGGCTTGCGCTTTACATCGTCAGCCATCCGCTCTCCTTCAGCTCGTTGAACAACACCCGCGCCTCTTTCTCCGAAAGAGGCGCTTGCCCTACGCTCTCGCGTTCATCTGCATTCATCATAGCCCACTGCCTGAAGTTCTGCTCTTCGCTCGCGTCATCGTCCCACTCAAACTTTTTCATCTCGCTCTCCACAACCGTCAGGGTACGAGGGTGAGGGTACAGCGTCTCAAACTTTTTGAAAAACCTATACCCGTATTCCCTACTGCCTATAGGCTATATACTATTATTATTATTATTATTAAATAGTAGTACCCTACCCTACCCTGTTAATAACTACATACAAATCAATCACTTACACCAAGTGCAAGCAGGGCACCTTTCAGGGTACCCTTAAAACTCTTTGCTCCAAGTGCCACTAAATTTGTCGGCATTGCCAACTTCTACCTTTGTGTAGTCCAAGTCGTACACTTTTTTACCGTTACTCTTGCGCGGTTCCAGCCCGTGGGCTGCTAATACCCTGCTCGCATCCTTGATATCAGGCATCCTTGGCTGGCTTATTCCGAGGTCTCTCAGCAGCTTTGTCATCTGCACTGGCTTGGTCTGGGTGCTGGTGAAATGGACGTGCTCAAGGATGAGGTCTTCGACGCTAGACTGGGTGCGATAGTATTCATTCGAGTCCTGCAACATCTCTCGCTGCTCATGGTTTAAGTACCAGTCGGTGTTCGTGTACAGCGTCTCTTTGACCTCAGCCCAGAGCTGTTGCATATCGATCCCGTGGTTTGCGTTGATGGCGGTCACAGGCACGACCCAGAAGCGTCGGTTGCCGCTGGTATCGGTCAAAAACTCACGGGCGTTGACGGAGGCGTAGAAGGCCGTGCGGCGCTGGTAGGTTGTACTGGCGCGGTCATAAGGTAGGCGCAGCTCGTCGCTCTTCTTCGTGACAAACGCCTTGAGCTGGTCGATGTCGGACTTCTTGAAGGTCGATTCAATCTCACCCAGCTCCACAATCCAGTGGCTCACTGCCTGCTTCACGCTGTCCTTGTCACTGGGGTTCAGCGTTGCACCCTCCAACAGCCAGCCGTTCTCGTAGTCGCATAGGCGCTTAAACCACAGCGTCTTGCCCAGCCCTTGAGCACCTTGGAACACCAGTATGCCCTCAAGTGCCACGCCATTGGGTTCACATGCCGCTGCTACGCAGGAAACCAGCCACTTAGTCATCAGCATCTCTTTCAGCGGCTCGTTGCTGCTGGTGATGGTTGCTAAGAACTCTTGCAACCTGCTCCTGCCATCCCACGGCTTGCTCTCCATCCACTCCTTCACAGGGTTGTACTCCCGCGCCAAGAGCTTGAGGTAGTCGCGCACCTTCATGTGTGGTACACCGATCTGGATGCAGCGATCCTCGATCTCAATCAGCGCAGACTCGTCGCGCATATCGGCAATGAAGTCGGTGTGAGGGATGATGATCTCCATGTTCTTCTTGATCACGTTGTAGCGCACATCGATCTGGTTCACCGTCAGTACACCGCGCACATTGTCTTTGGTGTTCAGCAGCCGTCCCTTTTCCGTTTTGTTCCAGTCGTATTCGACCGGCACCTCCACATGGTTCAGCTCAGGCATCAACTCACCCTCGATGGCGTGGTCGTTGTAGTCGCCCTTGCTCTGCGGCATCAATACCTCGGCCTGAGCACCGATACGCCTCACTACCTGCGCGGCTTTAATCGCCTCCTGTTCGCCTGTCTTTGAGTCATCGAAGTCTGCGATGAAGACGTGCTTGGCTTGTGGGAAGTAGCCGCTGATGGTTTCCGCGACTGGAGATAAGTTAAAGGCATCGAAACAAACCACGACTGGCTGACCCAGATCAGCAAAGTAACTGGCCCCTGTTGCGTAGCCCTCGACGTAGTTAATGGTGTGCGCTTGACGCATCGAGCCGGGGTCAATGACAAAAAAAGATCCCTTCTTCTTGGTGCCGGGGAGAAACTTCTTACCGCCTGCGTCATCAATGTACTGGAGTCCTGCAATCTTAAGCTTGGCATCGAGCACTGGTATGACCAGTCTGTCGCCGTCCTGCCGCAAACCGTGGCTAGTCACGCCCTTACGCTGTAAGTATGGGTTATCGTCTGTGGCTTCTGGGTAGCTATCCCACAGCTCTTTGGCTCGCTTTGCAGCCTTGGCTTGGCGCTCTTCTTTTTCTCTTGCAGCCTGCTCACTGAGCTGCCTGATCTGTTCCCGCTGCTCTGGGGTCATCTGGTGGCGCTCTGAGTTCTCAGGCTTCCACTTTGCTATCGGCTCGTCGTTACTGATCGTGCGGTCACCGCACCGACCAAACGGCACCTCTTGATCGAGCCAGACCTGATACCAACCAACAAGCTTTTGCTTGCCGTTAACGTCCATGTAAGCCCTGCCGATGTCACCGCCAACGACCAAACCCTTCTGTGGGTCTGGGGTCATCCCGTTCTCGGCTAAGAAAGACTCGAAGTCAGCGCGGATGTCACCGCTCAATGGCCTGCTAAAATCCTTCTGATTGCCGTCGGTTATTTTCAATCCCATGTAATTTTTCCTTGCATCACGTTTTCCAAGATGTGCATAATAGTACACCTTTTTGCAATTACACAAGGAAAACGCGATGGGAATCATAGCATCAGGTGGTGGCGGTGGAGACTTCGAGCAGGTACCAGTCGGCACTCACAACGCAATTTGCTACAAGCTGGTTGACGCTGGTACCACAATGAACGAGTACCAAGGCGAGGTGAACAAGCGCCACAACGTATTCATCTTCTGGGAACTGCCAGAGCTGCGTATGGACGATGACCGACCCATGTCGATCAATTGCCAGTACACGCTGTCCCTGAATGAACGGGCCAAGCTGCGTCAGCACTTGCAGGCGTGGCGCAACAAATCGTTTACCGAAGAAGAGCTGAAGTCGTTTGACCTGACCAAAATCTTGGGCACGACTTGCAAGGTCGATGTTGGTTTAACCAGTGGCGGTAACGCCAAGGTTGTCGGTGTCTTCTGCGCTGACGGTGGCGCGAAGAAAGCCGCTACGGTCAACGAACAGGTGGTTTTCGATCTGGAAGACTACTGCCGCGAGTTCTCTGGCGAGTCAGATGAAGCCAGCAAGAAAGCCTGCGACATCTTCGAGGAACTGCCCCGCTTCATGCAGTGGCAGATCGGCGGCTGCGACGAACCGGGTAAAGAACAAATCGATCCGTGCTTCGAGCTGCAAGCGGCGATGGCGAAGGGCAAAGGCAAGCCTGCGCCAGTAGCGGAAGAACCGAAACAAGAGGAAGCGCCTGCCTTGGCAGACGATGACTTTGAAGACGATATTCCGTTTTAGGGGGGCGACATGACTAATAAAACAAAATCAGCGAAGCTGCGTAGGTTTTTCAAAGAAAATCCCGACGCGACAACGAAGCAGGCGGCTGAGTGGGCAAAGTGCAGCTACGGCACGGCATGGTCAATCAAGCAGGAATATCTTGATGATCTTGAAAAGCGTTTAGAAGAGATAGCGCCAGTAGTAAGCGTGAGCGATGGCAGCACGGCTTCGTATTACGAGCTGCCAAAGGGTGCTACGGAGCTGCAAGACCTGATCTCATTTAAGGACATGAACGCTCAAATGGGCGAGATATTTCGTGGCGCATACCGCTACGGACAGGCATCTCACAGTGATCGGCTGCGCGATGCAAAGAAGATCCGATTCTACATCGATGCAGAGATCAAGCGACTGGAGTCGCTGTGAGTTTGCGCAGATTTGTCGAATCGGCAAGGATACCGACATTTACTTCGTATGCCGTGATAGGGGCATTTTTCGTCGGTTTATTGATAGGATTTGGTCTTGGCTAAGGGTTCCATCACGACCCTCCAACAGCGTTCCCGTCCGCTGAGCCAGAAGGCGGGATCTTTCAGGGCCGAGTGATTGAACACGCTCTCCTGCACGTTCCCCAGTCCGTGTGCCCGAAGACTGGGGCTTTTTTAGGAGAACAAGATGGATTTCAAAGTAGGTATCTACGAAGACCTCGACTACCCCACTTACGACTCGATCCCTGCGTGGCGATCTCACGATCTTAGCTCGATAGCTAGGTGCCCTTACACTTGGAAGAACCAAGTGTTCAACAACTCACCCGCGCTGCTTGAAGGCAGGGTGCAGCACACCGTGTTCTTGGAGCACCACAAGTTCTTTGACGAGTTTGCCATTGAGCCAGCGGTTGATAAGCGCACCAAGGTTGGCAAGGCCGAGTATGCTGAATGGCTCGAAGACTTGGGTGATCGCACTGCCTGCAAGCAGGATATGTACGACATCTGCATGGAGCGCCGCGAGGTGGTCGCTGACTTCATCCCAAAGCCAGAGCATCGCGTCGAGCTGACACTGTGCTGGATCTGGAATGGTCAGCCGTGCAAGGGCAAACTTGACTGGCACACTGGCACTGACATTTGGGATCTCAAGACCTGCCGTGACGCTTCACCTCGCGGCTTCAGGAGCGCGATCAACACGTTCCGATACCATCAGCAGGCTGCGTACTATCTGGCTGGCTGTCGAGCCGTTGGACTGCCCACTGAGAAGTTTTACTTCTTGGCGCAGGAAAAGGCTCACCCGTATCCGTTTGGTGTCTATACCTTGTCGGATGAAGCCATAGCCTATGCCGATGCCCAGAACGAACAGGCGATGGCTGTCGGCATTAAGTGCCGTGAGCAAGACCTGTACCTGCCGTTCAACCAAGAGGGGATCAAAGAGTTTGGCCTTTCTGACCTTAACTGAAGAAGAGAAAGCCCAAGAGAAGCAGTGGGCTGATGACATCAAATATCACGCTGCTCGATGGTGTTGGAACCGCAAAAAATACGCCACCCCAAACAACCCGCCGCACCGTAGAGTCACATGGGGGCAGTGGTTTGAGAAAAAGTTTGGCGAGCCGCTCGATGCGTATGCTGCTCGGATGGCAGAACAGAAAAGGGCAAAGGGTTGACTTCGCTTGACCTGTCCAAGCTCAAATCTGAGTTGGAGGCCAAGGACAAGATAAGCGAAGTACAAGAGGCGCTGATGAATTACGCAACCTTGATGGTTGCGTACCCAGATGCAAAGGAAGATCAATCTAGCCAGTGGCTCGAAGCCCTGAATGCTTGCAGGGTCGAGCTACGGCGTAGGTTTCGTCGGTAGCCAACTTTCAGTGTCCGAGTATTGCAATCGGTGAAAGTTGGCGTTTAGGGCCGCTTACGCGGCCTCTTGTTTTGCATGTTGACTAACGAAGTTAGCAATAGGGCCAGACCACTCCATCTCGAAAACATCGCTGTCGTAAGACTTTCGCTTGTAGGCGGCGACAAACCATCCGTCAATACGCTTCTTTACGTCGTATCGGTATTCAGTATCGCCGTGAGCTTCGTGCCCGTCCGTCAGTTCCGCTCGCTCGTTTGCCCACAAGAAGCAAGGTAGGAAGGGTCGGTCACTGATACGCATAAGATCGAGAGTGTCTTTGAAATAAGACGCTGCACCAGACAGGTATCCGTCGTGGTGGATGTAGAAGGTTGCGGTGCTGAAGCCGCTTTTGATTTGGTATGTTGCTCTTGTTGACATCACATTTTCCTTAGTTGGTTTTCCAAGACACCTTGCGGTGTTTCGGCTGGGAACCACCCAGCCTCGTCAGTTGGAGTTTAGATCGCCCTGACATTGTCAGGGCTGTAGAATCCTTCGGTGTCTCTGATTTCGTTGATCGCCTTGATTCTTTTTTTGGTGAAGCCCGTGATTGTTCCATACACCGGGAACCAGCCGTCATCGTCTAAATTGCTAGGCGAAACAAAGTTTTTGCAGTTAAGAACCACCCTTTGCCCGATTTTGTAGTTTTGGTCTTCCATCATCTTTCTCCGTTAGCGGGGAGGGTCATCCTCCCGACACAGATATAGTCTCATAATCCCGTGTCGTTGTACACACATTTGTGCAAAATAGTGTAAATAAATTTAGTTAAGCGACAAGCTCTGGTCGTTTCCATTCAAGCTCTGCGATCACCTCTTTCTTGGTGCCACGTCCGCTCACGATGCGAGTACCGTTCTCGGTAGCAATCCATCCGCTTCCGCTTTTGCGTACAACGATGTCCTCTGCGCCTTTGACTACCCACTCGGCAGCTTCGTTGCCGAAACCGTTGCCAGCCCAGTATGCGTCTGCTTTTTTGGTAAGTTTGATCATCACGTTCTCCTTTGCTATGCCAACTATTATACAGATTGCCGTGTCGTTGTACACATTTATTTACAATTAAATGCAGAAAAGTGCAAATTAGACCAAGCTATTGTAGTTTTCGATCAGCCTTTTCTTGTCGTAAAGCCAGAAAACAAGTAGGTAGCGGTCACCGCTGTCTACCGCTAAGCCACGGTGCAGGTTGGTGAAGGAGGGAAAGATCAGCGCGTGGCCGCTGGGCAGCGGACTCAGCACCCCGTGGCTGTGGAACTCAGTGCCACCGCCCTTGTACTCGTCGGTGTTCAGCGGAACCACAACGCTGATGTCGGCGCTTTCGTCGTGGTGCCACGCCCCTTTCTGCTTGTCCTTGGGATTGTAGTTGGCTATCTGAATCGAGGCCACGTCACGACAGTCTCTGTGGTACAGGACATTGAATATGGGGTTCAAGACGTTCTGCACCACAAACCACATATTGCGATACAGCTCAGGCGTATGCTCTTGCAGCACAATCTCTGGTATCTGCCTTAGCTCGTCCTCTTCTTGATTTGGCTCGAAGGGTATCTCTTTCTCCATCTGCTTGATCTCTTCGACCAACATCTTGCAGAACTGCCTGCGGAACAAGGGCACTCGATACACGTCTGGAAATATCTTCTTGCAGAGCTGGGAGACAGGCGTTTTAGGCAAGCTCTCCCGCCCATCCTGAGCGCGAAAGTCCGCAATCATCGGTACGCTTTCCTGTACGGCCTTGTACAGCGGCTGGTTGATCATCCAATGCGACTGCATCGACAGCATATAGTTTTTGATTTCATACATTTGTGCAATGATATACAATCCTATACAATTGCTCAATATTAATCAGAGAACCGTCATGGAAATCGAAGAACCAGTCGCCGCTGATCGACGGAGAAAGTCGCTGGCTATCGACCTAGAAACATACGAGATGCTGCGTGAGATATGCGCTAGAGAGCGCCGCACGTTGATAAGTCAGTTGCAGTTAATGATCGAAGAAAGACATGAAGAGCTGTTCAATAGGGATCGACATTGAAAAACATATTCAGAAAGAAGCCGACCCAGATACCGCAATCGTATCGGCCCGTGGCTAACGCTGACGAGGTTATCGACCTGTTCAGCAGAATGACCCTGCATCAACAGGCTGCGCTCTTACGGCTTTGTAGCCGCAACCTAATGATCGACTTCGAGGGTGAGTTCCATATGGGTTACGACTTTGACTGGAATGTCAGTGGCGCAATGATCATCGCCAGCCCTGCTGATATGGACGAACCAACCCTACCGATGCTAAGCGAGGGAAGCGATCCCGCCTAATGGCCCTCTCAAGCGCATAGCCAGCTCTCTATCCTTGTCTGATGGCAGGATGGTGGGCGACATAGCTGGGTCTATCTTGCCTAGTGCTGGGGTTGCTGATGGGCCTTGTGAGAGAGGTTCAAACGCAGATGCGCCACCACCAACTTGTGGAACCGACAAGCCCTGCAGCATAGCCTGTGGATCTTCTAACGGCTGCTCTGGCTGAGTCACTTCCTTGGCACTCTCGATCATTTCTATGCCTTGAGGCCCACGCTCTAACTGGCCCGTTGTTGGGTTGATCTTATCTGGCACCAGCCTGTCTTCAAGTATGTTGTCAAAAACCTCAAATCCTCCGCGAGTCGCAGCCTGAGTAACAAAATAAACAGTTGGCTTTATTGCATCAATGGCCTTGGCTAAGTCAGCCGCAACCGTTGGGTCAATCAAAGCTTCAATCAATTTGTCTTCGTAAACCTCTCGTTGAAAATTTATATTTGCCGCTGTCATGTCATCAAAACCGCGAACTATTAGACGTTGTGGTATCTCTAGAGCAGATCTGACAGCGCCAATAGCTATCCGCCCCAAACCGCGAGTCTCTTTGTCTAAAAGCTTTTGCATTGCTAATAGGGGTTGAGTAGGCGATCCGCCTTTTGAGGCAATAAAGTTGGTTGCCTGCATCATCTCAACCAGATCAACGAAGTTTTGAAGCTCGACTGGCTCCATGATTGCCTCAAACACTTTGGCTTTCGTGCCTCTGGCCTTTTCTGCACCTCGACCCATCATGGTCTTGCCCCTGATGCCCAGTCTACTCAGGAAGCGATTAGGCACTCCAAGCGGATTGGTGCTTGACGCTATCGCGTCATCAAACTGAGTGCGTAACCATGTGCCCTTTATGTTCTGCCAAACCTGCGGATCTTCCGTCTGAATTAAACGGCGCAGCAATGTAAGGTCTTTTGGCTTGATGTTTCCGCTGAATAGTTTTTGCGTCAGCCGCGCTGCTTGCTCCCCACCAAGCTCCGCTGCTTGAGCAAGATTGTTTACAACGCTTCTTTCTAACGCTTGCAAATGACCTTTCGACGGATCGTAAATAGCCGTAGCTCTTGCGTATTCTGGGTTCGCAGTCTTGAGCCTGCTCGATATTTTCTCCCTGATTTGGCTGACTTCTCTCTTTAGCGTTGCTTGAGCGTCTTTGGTTAAGCCTTCAATGAGGGGTCTAAAGTCGTTTCTCAGAGCGTTGTGCAGCATCTCAGTATTGTCTTTAAGTGCTAACGCCCCTTGGGTGCTCTTGGACAATCCAGAAAAATCTGTCAGGGCATCTAAAAGTTCTTGCTTAACACTTCTGGCTTTGCCTCTGAGATTCGGATCGGCCAAATCCATCTGCAATTGTCGTGCGATATCACTTACGTCGATTGGAGTTTCTAACTCAAAAGCGTTTTGATAAACAGGCGTTGCCCTTTCTTGACGCTTAGCCGCAAGCTTCTTGAGCACCTCATCAGAGGCTTTGGTTAAATCCACATCTGGATCAAGACCTTGCCGCCCAGACAGCCTAGATTTCTTCAAACCAGCTAAGTAATCGCCACGCAAAATTTCGCTAAAGAAAACGTCTGCCGCCTCTTCAACCTGTAGCTGTCGGTTGTGGTAGAAGTCCCAAAGCTTTTGCGAGCCGGGCTGCATCTGCAAGTAACGCTGAATGGCACCTGCGTTGCTCATAATTCCTTGAGCCTCTGCCCGTGTTAGGTCAACACCAAACCTTTCTTTGGCAAAAGCAACTTTTTCATCAATAGTTTCGCCGCCATCTCGCAAGATGGTTTCAAGCGCGGTCTTGCCATCTTTGCCGGGGAATTTAGTCGAGGCGGTTCTAAACGCGCTACCTGCTAACTGCGCGGCCTTGGTTCCAAAAGGAATAGCGCCAAAGGCAGAGCTAACCATTAAATCATCGGCAAGTTTTGACGTTTTAAGCGGCGGCCCGTCAAACGCTGCGGATATTCCAGCTCGACCTGCGTACACCACACCGCCACCAAAAGCCGTTCCACCAGCGCCGCCAGCAGCCGCTCCAAATGGGTTGCCAGTCAAAAAAGCACCACCAACTAAGCCAGCCGTCCCGCCGCCTAACTCGCCAAGAAATTGTGCAGTTGGGCCAACATAGCGAGCGGTATCGACAAGAAGGTTGTCTTTGAACTCTTTAACCACCTCGTTGCTATACGGGTCGATGTAGGCAATGTCTTCGTCTTCATCTAAGAAGTAGTAATCAACAGGATCTATGCCGCGCTCTACCAACTCTGGAAATCGTTGCTGTGCAAGCCATGCGGTTTGATAGCCTTGATCGTTTGACAAGCCCTGAAGTAGCGCCGTGCCGACACTCGACTTCTCTTCTTCTCGACTCATGAGCTGCTGCTCTCTTGGGGTAGGAGCGACCAACTTTGATGTCATTTTAAGCATGTTTTGTTCGTGCACTTCTTGAAACCCTTTCTTTTTCAAGAGGTCATCGACAGTCTCGCCGTCTGCCACGGTGTACTCAATGCCTTGGTAAGTTACCTGCGTGGTCATCTAGCTTCCTTCGGATTCAACATTTGAAAAATCCGTGACCATTGTTGAGCTTTTCACCTCTGGGCGCAAAGCCGTGCGAAGGGTTTTGGCATACTCGCTCTCTTCTGCGGCAAATCGACGCAGCTCACCAGTTTCTTCAGCGGTCAAAAACGGGTTCTTCTTCTGCCAGCCAATTTCCCAAGACCTAGCAATCCTAAGCCTATCTGAAGCAGTTTCTGCACCGTCCAAAATGCCCTCTTGGACGGCTTGGTTCCAGTCTTCCGCCCTTTTAATGTTTAGGTTGCCAATTCTTTGCAATAGCGCAGCTTGTTTCAAAGCACCTTCGTAGGTAGACGCAAGAGTTGGCGATGCCGACAAAAACAACCTCATTTCCATCTCGGTAATCGCGCCTTTTGTTTGGCCCACCAAAGCCATTGCGATTCTTGTTCCAAGCGTGTTCACAAGCTGTTGATCAGAGATGGTTTCATCAACAACAATCCCTAAATCGTCCAAAATTTGACGAGCGCCCAAAGTTCCAGCCTCAACTACACCAAAGCCGCCTGGCCCCAGCTTTTGTAGTTGATACAAAAACATGCTAGTTAATTGGTTTTGCGAAATGCCTTGTTTTGCTTCTTCTGCCCACTCTTTTTCTAACTCATTTAGCGTTTTTGCTGACTCTTTGTCGTAAGTGCTTTCAGGGGTGGTGCGAGAATCAATCGTGATCTGCGAGTCGGCAAGCTTAATTTGTTTAGCACCCGGCATCATTCGTATTGCAGCAACTTCTACTTGGTTGCGAGGGTCAACCTCAATGGTGGCAATCTCACCAGTTTTGGGGTCAGGAACCTCGTAAATCAAAGGGTCATACGGCTTGCCAGCAAGCTTGATCCTCTCAAGCTCTAGCTTGTTCAAATAATCTTTTGCTGCCCTTTCATCGGCCATAGCCATCTGCATGGCTTGCAAACCAATCTGTCGATCTAGCGCAAGACGGCTTTCTTTGTCTTTGCGTAAACGCTCGTTGAAGTTTGAGAATCCAATGCCTGCACTACGAAATGCGCCAGCAGTCGGGTCGGCAGATAGCATAGCCTTGCCAATATCCGAGGCCATATCGTAAAAAGTTGGGCGAGTAGACTGAGAAAAATATGGCGCAAGGCGCTTAGAGTATTTGTCAAAGCTTGCGTCAAAGTCAAAAGGCTTTGGCTGCAAAGCTTTAGCCATTTCGTCAATTTGATTTTGAACAGGATCTACGAGCTGTTCGGTATCTATGGGCTTCAAGCCTGTACCGCTGCCGTACTCCTCAATTGGATCACCGCTTAAACCAACAATCTGCCGCTCTAACTGCGCTCTATTTATCGCCATTACTGGTTACCACTCCCTGAAAGCCGAGTAGATGGGTTGAAGAAGTTACCCAACGCGCCCAACGTCGCAAGACCTGTACCCACACCCGCCTGCAACGCAGATGGGTCTGGCGCAAACTGCGTCTGGAACTGCGTCTGACCTGCTGGGGCCATTTGCACGAATGGCATCAAGGCTTGGTACTGAGCCAGTGGCGCTTGCTGCGCCTGCAACAAGCCAGCACGTTGCGCGTCAAGCTGTCGCTGTCGCTGCTGCTGAGTCATGCCGCCAATGCCCTGTAAGCCTGCTACATCCTGCATACCTGCCTGCTGAGCCTGCTGGCCCAGACCGCTCATAAAGCTGCCATAGCCCGTCTGGGCGGCTCCTAGAGCCTGTCCGCCAGCCGCTTGCTGCGCTCCAATCTGACCGTACTGACCTGCAAGAGCGCCAGCTACGCCCATGCCCGTTTGACCAGCTTGTTGTCTAGCCGCTGCGCTTTGCTGACCGTAACCAGACAGTGCTTGTCCTAAACCTGTGCCAGCAGCAAACCGCTGCTGCGCCATCTGACCTAGTTGACTGCCGAGCTGCTGCTGAGCACCAAGCTGCTGTTGAGCAGTTTGCTGCAACAAGTTTCCATAACCTGTGCCAGCCGCAAGCTTGGCTTGTGCCGCTTGCCCTAGCTGACCAGTCACATCACGACCTGCGCCATAGGCTTGACCACGCAGCCCTGCCAAACCAGCCGATGCGGTTCGTGCAGCCTGTCGCCGCCTTTCGTCTTCGCTAATAGCCGTCTGCTGAGCCTGCTGAAAGCCGCGTGAGCGCAGTTCGCCAACACTCTTTGCCAAACCCCTGCCAAGGGCTTCCGCCCTTTCTTCGGCGCTCAGACGCGCTCTGGAGCCAAACGCTGACTCTCCGCCTCTTTGTATATCTCCAGCAATCGCGCTGATATCTTGTTGAGCAAGACCCTCAGTTGCGTCTTGGATCATCTGCTGCACGACCTGATCTTCGTAAGGATCTTGGTACTTGGCAGTAGCTCCAGCCACATCGAAGTCACCAGCAGTTCCTCGCAATAGCTCTTCAGACTCGCCCAAACCACTACGAAGGCGCTGCGCCTCCGTCATGCTCATACCAACTGTGTCAGTAATGTCACGGCCAAACTCGTCGTATGTTCTGCGACCCTGCTGCCGAGCACGGGCTAAATCCACGCCAAACCGCTGCGTGTCACGCACACCTCGACGAGCTAAATCGCCCAAGTCACCACGAAGCCGCTCTTCAGCCGATATAGCCCTGCCACGGCCCTCCTGAGTGCCTCTGAGCGCATCCATGAGCGCACGGTCTCTTTGGTCAAGGGCAAACTGAGCGCCGCTTCTTTGGGCTTCTAGCGCCCTCTGAGACGATATGGCTTGGTCTTCCAGACCTCTCTGGATCGATCCAATGCCTTGTTGACCTCGGCGCATCGCCTCTTCAATGAATGGCTGCTGTACGCCGACATTGGCCCTAGCCAACTCCATCGCCCTAATCTGGTCGGGGCTGAATCCTGCAATCTCTTGGGGTATGACAATCGGGCGACCTTGGTCATCAAAGAAGGTGCGCTCTGCTGCGCGAAAAGCGCCGGGTATGAACCCACCCTGACCATCCAATCCAAACAGCAGTTGCTGCGTAATAGGGTCAATGCGTTGCTCGGTCTTGGTTACACCAGCAACATAAGGCTGCGATGTACTGCCGCCCTCTTGGAACCGACGAACCCTAGCCAGTTGGCCCGGCGTCAATATGCTCATGCCGCTGCCCTCTTTGATTTAGGCTTATCTGCAAACTCAGCGAACAAATCCATCATCTCATACATCAAGGCTGTGCCGCCTTCTCTGCTTTCGCCGCCGTTTGGTGTCAGCGTGATGATACCGCCTTTACCCTTGGACAAGTCAAAAGCGCCAGCACCTCGTACTGCTTGACCTGTCATGACAAACTCGCCGTCTGACAGCATGGCAGGCACATCGTCACTGGTTTCTGTGCCCTCGCCGTTGATGCCACCGTTCATGCGCTCAAAGTCTTCTGTGGCTACGTTACCGCCCTTGGCGTAAGCCATCGGCATGACAGCGCCGCCATACCGTGCGGTCATTACTGGCTGCTGTGTTTCTTCGGCTCTTGGGGTTGGTCTACCACCACTTAGTGTGGGTATTGTTCCCGTTGGCAACAAACCGTACTCAACAGGGTTAGGTGCAGGCTGACCCGTGCGCCGTGCAATTTCGGCTTCGATGTTGTATCGGCCAGTTGATCCCTCTTGAGTGAGCGGGGTAAGGGCCACGCCTTTTCGGTTCTTGGCTTCGTCATAAGCCAGCTTGCCAAGCAAACCAGCAGCGCCGATAGCGCCCAGTGTTCCCAAGCCGCCTAGTCCGCGAGACCCAGAGGCTCCTGTTCCCGCTGTCCCGCCGTAATTGGTCAGGCCAAGCTTGTCCGTCAACCCTCCAAGGACATCACCGATAACGCCGTAATTACCAACCCCGTCAGCTCCGCCTCCGCTAAAAATGCCGCCAATACCACCAGTCCCGCCAGTCCCGCCAGCGCCAACGGTTATAGTTCCGCCGGGAAGCCTTAACATCTGGCCCGTAACAATCATGTTGGGATCGGTAATATGTGGGTTATTAGCCATCAACAAATCAAGCGAAATACCATTGTCAGCAGCGATCTGAGAGAGCGTGTCTCCAGCCTGAACTTGATATTGCTGGGAAGGCATGGGTTGTTGGCCGCCCAACCCGCCAATTCCGCCCAACACGTTGCCTAACGTCGTTTGGCCGCCGAATATGTTCCCGAACATGGAGCCGCCAGCGCCAGCTTTTTGTAAAGCTTGAATCTGCTGAACAGGCGTCATACCAGCTTTGCGAAAACCTTGAACTAAATTATTTACGTTAGGATCTTGTGTTAGCTGACGCAGACGAGAAACGGCATCAGCCGTCCGATCTGCTGGAGACATCCCCTGATAGTTTGCGGTTTTGAGTAAGTTAGGCAAGTCTTTGGTCAAAGCTTGAGCGGGGTTTGAGAATAACGAGCCAATGCCACCTCTCAGGCTTCCAGCGGTTCCTGTTAGACCCTTGCCAATTCCGCCCAAAAAGCTTCCGCTTCCAGCTTTGGTGATATCCCCAATGTTTTTGGTAAAGCTCCCGCCAGTCGCCAATGGGCCAGCTACGGTAGCCAAGGCCAATGGGCTTGCCCTGCCTTTAGCCACGTCATAAACAGTAAAGGCTTTATCTGCCAGCGCCGCTATCGGTTGCCAAGGGCCGGGTATAAACTGAGCCACCTTTGCAAGCGGCTTAATGACCTTCTTTGCAACCTTCTTGACGCTTTTCCAAGTCTTTTTGAACCAACCAAACTCTTCTAACCCAGTAATTGGGTTGAGGCTTGCGATACCAGCACCAACAACCGCTGCTTGCGGATCTATGTCTAGCTCGATAAGCCGCTTCTCAACAGCAGACTCAAACGCTGGATCATCCATTGACTCTGGTGGCAAAACGATTTCGCCGTTACGAAGATGCGCTAACGTGACATCACCACCTCGACCAGCCTGAGAAAGCTCCATAGCAAGGTCTGCCATAGGCGCGTTGGCACCAACTTCGGCAGCGCCTATCAAGCCGTCGATATATGATATTTCGCCTTCATCGTCGGTTTGACCGCGAGCCATCATCAACTCGCTAATCGCGGATTCTAAATCTTGGTTTGGGTTTTCAGACGGGGCCATGCTAGGAATTCCCATCCCCATGCTTTCCGATTCATCAAGACCCTCAACAGCGCCTTCTAGCAAGTCTGTCTCAAAGCCAGAATTAGGGCCGGGCATATCAACTTCACCCCCCTCTGCGTATTGCTCAACACCCATTGGCATATCTCCGCCAATCAGGTTTTGAATTCGATTCTGTAGCATTGCATCCATTACGGTGTACTCACAGTGACAGCCCCAACGCCAGCGGTAATCGCTAGTCCCGTTGGATAAGTTTGATGGCTATAGAGGTCTCTAAAACTATTACCGTCAAACGCTTGGTGTATTTGGTTAGTAGTATTGAAGATTATACTACCTGTTGCAAACTGAAGCTGACTGATTTCAGTCGCGTTAAAGTGCGGAGATATCGTGAAATCAACCGACCCAAGGTTCAATTCTAAGATACGAACCAGCCGGTTGAAGGTGTCCGAACTGACAGAATCGCCTTGAGAAAACGGCAACCTTGTCTCAAGCAGCTTGCTCATCCGCGCCTACCGCTGGGCTGGATTTCAATACGAGTCGAGCCAAGCCGCCACTTGTAGCCCTTCTGGTCAGCAGCCGCGTTGTCATCATCACTCTCAAACCGAAAAGCAACTTGCCGTGCCCTTGTACGCACATTGCTAAACGTGGTTGTCGGTGTGACCTGCGTGGTGGAATCGGTTGTTAGGCTTTGTCCGGGGTAATCTCTGCTCTTGAGCACGATGTTCATCGCAGGATCTACGCTAACCCCAGACTCGGTGACAAACTTCATATCAGGAATAATTTGCTTAACAAAAGTAAATGAGTCACCAGACGAGATGTCCAAGTCAGCACTTTCAATGAAAACTCCAGTCATAGCGTCTTCATAGTCATCAAAACCTGTTTCGTGCTCGAAAACACACTGCTGAGAGCTGCTCGTTGCGGTGGCATACGGTAGATCTTCTATGCCTGCGTCAAGCCATGCGTAACGAATCAAGCTGCCCACAGACCAATGGTTTTCTTCGTAGTTGTAAATGACGTATCGGCTGATCTCGCCAGTGCCGTCTTCAATGCTTGGGTAGAAGAACCATATCTCGCTGAACTCGGTATTCACGCCCATATGACATTTGAAAGCCTGATCTAAGTCTAAGTCTTCAAAGACGTACTCTTGCACAGTGCAGGGCAGGCGCTTGACCGAGCCACTGTAAAAGTAAAATCCTGTCTTGCTGGCATAGAACACGCCGTTTGGCGCATTCACAGCAGACTTTGGCGATAACAAGCCAGAACCCTCGTTAATCAAGTTGATCGCAAACGTCAGCGGTGGCCCGATAAAATTCATGCTGTACAGGCTGGTGTCGGTAAAGATCAGGATCTCCTGCCGAGACTTGATTCCGCCGACAATGAAAGAACCAGACGATAGGCGCAAAGAACCAGCCGTGTTGGTCGCTGTTGGCTCAAAGTCCAGCTCGTTCTCTTGATCTGAGAACGCCACCAACATGGGGTCAATCAACCCAGTGCGGACGCCACCTGATATCGGATCTGCACCAAGAACCACTAAATGGCGGTCTGTCTCTGACGTGATCACCTGAAGCGCCACTGTGGGCACTAGATTTGCCCCACTGACAGCAGAAAGCTCAAGCGCCCTGACGCTGGTTCCATTGTTTTCGACCCAACGATAGATGCCTGCGCCGCGAGGGTTGATGATCAGGTTCTCACCGTAGTTGTCATGCGTCCACAAACGGAGCTGGTTCACTGCGCTGATGGATGATGCAGAGCCAAAACCGCCAGAACTCCAAGTGCCCACGCCCCAGCCAGACGATTTCACGAAAGTGTCTAGCCCTACATTGATCTGGTAAGTGCCTACTACGCTTGCACCGCCGTTGCCTGTGTCCGATGCGTTAGCTGTAACCGTCGCACCAGACGTGTCTTTTGCAACGATTTCATAAGTGTTAGTGCCCGTAACCAGTGATATCTGGTATTCCTGATTCAGCACGTCCGCTGTCACGTTACCGCCAAGGGTGGCCGCTCCGCTGAATGTCACGAAGTCGTTGGTTACTGCGCCATGAGCAGAGTCGGTTACTGTGATCGTGGACGAGCCGTCAGTTGCGGCGAAGGTAACATCGCCAGCAGCAGTGGTTGCCCTGATAGGGGTAATGTCGTAATAGGCATTACCTTCTTCGATGTAATACTTAAACGTCGAACCGACGCCAAGGTATCGAACACCGCCAAGGCTTATCCAAGAATGAAGTGCTCGGCCTGTGCCAAGGTAATAATTTGAGCCGAGCTTTTGCCAGCCGCCTACTTTTTCGACACGACCCTTTCTGAATCTAACGAGGTTACCGTCTACCCATCCGCCTTTAGCCGAGTAGTCGGTGCCCTCCTTGTCGATGCCCGGTTGAAACTCTAGTGTTTGTAGCGGCATGAGCCATTACGCCAGCCGAATGATCGCGCCAGTAGCCGTGGGGCTTGGGAAGACGATAGTGAAATCGCCAGCCGTACTGGTTTTATCACCACCAAAGTCTATGACCGCAACCGCCTTGTCGGACTGATCGTCGTTGTAAATCATGCACCCTCGCGCAGTGATGGTAGCCGTGCCGAAGGTTAGATCAGCAAAGTCACAAACAGCAGTCGTGCCAGAGGTTGTTGGGGTTACCGAAGTAACTGTCGCGCCGCCCGAAGTGTAGTTGGTGCCGCTGGCTTGCCCCGTGGTCGTAAATGCCGTTGTAGCAGCACCCAAGGTTGCGCTGGACGTGTATAGCGCAAGCTTGAAAGCATCGCCGGTAGATGCTGTGAAGTTGTGAGTTCCAACCAAAAGCTCTTGCTTGAAGCTAGTAGGGATTGCAGAGGTGATGGCCATATCAAAGCTCCTTGATTATCTTTGCCATGTCTTCATGCCCCTGAGACGCAAGCAAACCGCGAATGGTTACCCTGTCAGAAGCAATAGCGTTCTTCATTCCTGCCAAGATTATCGCATAAATATGGTTGCGGAAAGCCTCGGCCTGCAATCGAATGTGCGGCTCAGCTTCTGCTGATATACCTAAAATCTTCTTAGTTGTCTCCGTTGCCCAAAACTCTACGTCATGCCCACGGTTTTCAGTCGTTGAAACCATGACCTGACCCAGCTCTACTCTACCTTGCGACATAACTACCCCTTATACGGTTCAGGTGAAGACGGCAGCTCCACCGTCTCTAACTTGTGCTTTTTGACCATCTGTGCCAGCTCTGAGCGGTTGCAGACCACCCACTCTCCCTCTGGATTTGGCATCGCTATCTTCGGGTTTGGTAGTCGGTGATAGCCGTAGAGCCTTTCCTCTATCGGCACGTTCTGATCGAGCAAAGACGATCTAGGGCTTACGCCAACCTTGACCCCGATGGCGATCATTTTGCAAATCCAAAACTCAAGGCAGGCTCTGCCAGCCTCTGCGAAGTGCAGGTTGTTTTTGTAACTGAAATCCATGCCAAACAGATCGACCTCGCCCACTTTGTTCCACGCTGCAAACGCCAAGGCATAAGAAACCGTGGTGTTCATGTAAGCGCAGCGTTGGTCTTTGATGACCTCTTCAAGCGGATATTCAACCAGCGCAGGTACGCGCTCATCTAGCTCACAGGTGTATATCGGCTTATCAAACGTAGGCAGGAGCTTTCGCATTACGTCGGTTTGGTTGCCTGCATCATCGGTATCTAAAAATCGACTAGCAGGGTCAAGCATAAAAACACGATCACAGTCGAAAACCGACAAGGCTGAGTTAATGACCCAAACCTCGTCCCACTCGACGCTGTTTTCTTTACCAATAACATAGTCGATCTGGGAGGCTCCCAGACCAATGATTGCTACTTTTTTGCCCTCAAGCTCTTTGATTGGTTCCAATTAGGTTACCCCTGTACGCAATAAGTCATATCGATACTCGTCTCTGGTTCCACGGCCTTCGCTCAGATTCTTCATCCGAGAGACGCCTTCCTTGAACCGAGCCTCGAAGTTGGCTATTACGTCAGGAGCTTCTTTTAGGAACACAGCAGCCTCAACCAAGGTGCCGTACAGTAGCGGATCAGGGTGATCCGTAGACAGGATTGTCGTACCTGAGTCGCCGCCAACCGTCAAAGACGCTGGCTTATACAGGTAATGCAACTCTGCCGTATAACCAGAATCTGGTACAGGCGACAGCTCAAAGGCTGTTTCGTCAAACAACGAGTAATACTTGGGCCTGCCAGTGGTTGTCGTGGTAGGGCTGTATTCCTTGATGAATGACGGATGCTTGAAATCCAAATAGTGGTACTTGTTGTCGCTATCAATAACCGCCAATGAAAACGGCGCAAAGTAGTCGCTTGGCGTAGCCAAGAAACGATTGCTTGCCGTCAACGTACCCTGCACATTCTTTCGCTGTTCTGGCAGCTGAACCAGCTTGAAGATGCGGCTCTCAGACTCTTGTATGAACGTGTTCAGGTTGTTGTTGAACGTGGTCTCATTGACCTGCAAGTAATCTTGCACAGTCGATTTTAGCGTTGCCAATGTGAAGCTCATGACGTTGTTACCTCCACGGTGCCAACACTACAGGTTATTCCAAAAGTTTGCAAAGTTGTACCCAAAATACCATTTCCAACATTTGTGTAAACGGTGAAAAAGTTGTTGTCGTTGCCGTCAGCCGCTTGATCAGGGCGCGTGATCTGCAATGCCTGCGGGTCAACAGGGGCTGGCTTTGGCATGAGTTGTGGATGCTTTGGTGACCACTGATCTGGGCCTACCAATAAGCCATCCCACGTCATCTTCATGTCTTTTAGGCGATAGCGAAAGCCCGTGATGTCACAGATGCCGTAAGCACGCTTGTTGGATGCGTAAGCCATTACGCTATGTTGTACCCACGAAGATCGGGGGCCACTCTAAAAGAGGCGCGGTCTTCGTCTTGGCTCAACGCTCGCTGGAACTCTTCCTCGTAAATCTGTTTCAGCATACCAACCTTTTCAGGCGCTCTCTTTAGCGCAATGTAATAAGCCAAACCAGCGGCTAAGCAGGGGTAAAATCGAAACGGAACCTGCAATGTGTTTGCCCCAGCATCTGCGTCATCCATACGGCTCAACACGTTTAGATATAAATCGTATTTGGATGTCTGATCTGGTGCAGGCCAAACTGTGATGGTCGGGCTAATCTGCTTGTCTACGAAATACTGGTTAGGCTTTCCCGTGCTTGTTTTGGTAGAAAGATTGGCGTACTCGGATCGAGACATTCGAGATAGCGGCACGTCTGTTGATACACCGCCCAAAGTCTCACGAATGAACACGTCTAAAACGTCAATTGTTGCGGTTGGATTTGTTGCGTCAACCGTGTACGAGGTCGTGTCTTTGACCATCGCTAACGTCTTTTGATTGATCGTCCATTGATTCAAGCCACGGTTTGCCCACTCTGCGAGCATCAGGTTGAGGGATCGATTGGCCGTCTTTAGGTCATAACCCGTGCGAAGCTCTAAGCCGCAACGCTCAAACGCTTCTTCAACGTAGTCAGCTACGTCCAACTCGAAATCTTTACTTCCGCTTACCGCCATCTTTTTTACCTGCGTAGAGGTTGTCAAAAACCTGATTCACGTCAAGCGTATAGTCTAAATCACTTTTTGAGTAGTGGATATGTTGGCTTGGCTTGAAGTCTGGCGCACCTTCCCCAGTCTCAAACCAAGCTGGGTGGGTTACCCGCACTCGATTATTCGGCAAAGCAACGATATTTCCAGTCCACTTCCCAGCATCAAGAAGCTCCAAAACATGACTCTGCTTGTGTTGCGCTGGGTCATCGGCTATCTCGTTTTCCGCGTAATCTACTGTGAAGTAATACTTAGCTGGATAAAATTCGCCGTCAATCTTGGCAAGCCAAGGTGTTGGTGTCGCTCGATCTAAAACGTAAACCGCATGGTTGTATGAGCTGCAATCCCAAGGCTGAGCTGCCCATACAGGCATTGGCTCTGGCCATTCATCAAAGGGCGTATCTGCAACCAACGCTGTAATTGGCATCCTCGCCCACATCGCGCCGCCATGCACGTTTGGCTCTTCGTCATCGTCGTAAGTCTCAGCACCCGTAAAGATGATCTGAAACGACAAACAGCGAGTCGGCATCGTCGTGACAGCAATAGCCATCGCGTGAACAAACTCGCCGTGATACTTCTCATGGTTGTGCGTGTATTCCTTCCGCACCCAGCACTTAAAGTGCGGGATATTGCTCTGAAGGTAAGCCACTAGCTGCGGCCATATAGACCACTGTTCTTGCTTGAAGGCTTTTTCATACCGCCTTTAGCTGCGCCGCCTTTGGCGTACCCCTTGGTCTTCATGGCCCCACCTTTTGCGTAGCCTTTGGTTTTCATGGCTGAGCCGCCTTTCTTCATGCCCATAGGCATTTTCATGCCTTTCTTGCCACCCATTGCGCCGCCTTTTGTGCCCATCTTGCTTTTCATAATCTCGCCTCCGTCTTTAGCGAAAGTTGCGACATTGGTAGGCTTGCCACCAACACCCTGTTTTTTTGACCGCTTGCGGCTAACCGCTGAAGCAATCTGCTTTTTGCTCATGTTAGCGGCTTTATCTGCGGGTACGCACTTAGGGTAACCACGATCAGAATCGCTGGCACTCTTACGCCCACACTTTTCAAAGCCACCGCCTTCTTTGGGCGCTGAGATGTCAACCCAGTTGCCACCCTTGCCTTTGCCAAACCATTTCTTGAGTCCGCTTCTGGGCTTAGCCACGAGGTACTCGCGTCTTCTTTTGCTTGCTTGGCATGATAGCGCCACAGCCACGGCCTTGAACCATCACGGTTCCACCCATGTTCATTTTCTTTGCCATGCTCTTGGCAATTGCAGTGCCGCGCTTGCGCTCATATTTACTTAGCTTGCCGTCTTTGTCCAAATCGCTTTTTACTGGGTCTAGCGTAACTTCGCCGCCGGTTTTGCCTCTGTATGTTCCGCCCATTCGCTTGTACTCCTGAACCATCCAGCCGTTAGCATAGGCCGAAGGATACACATCAAACTTGGCCTTAGCTTTTGCCTTGGCTTTTTTGTACAGGGATGGATTCGCTACGTTTTCAGGTATGTTGTCGGAAGCCACGGCAGCCCTATCTTAAAATCTAAATCTTAGCTTGCTGGGATCAAACGCCACTTTAGGAATGGGGAAAGAGGGTTTAATTGTCGGCGCGGGTTTGCTTGGAGGCTTGCTATCAAAAAAACCCATGTCTCTCGGCTTACCCGTGGTCAAGTCTATAGGTGTAGGCATTACTTGCGGTATCATCATCCTCGGAGGCGCTTTCGGCATTGGTGGCTGATACATGGAGTTGCCAGTCACAGGATCTGTGTAATATCGCCCACCGCTTTTAACCGCCGTAGGCGCGGGCTGTTTGATTCTTGTTGTGGGGGTCGCTGCGCGCTGACCCCTTGGGTCAAACTGCTCTCTCTCTTCAAAAAGACCCATAGCATCTGCGCGACCATCCGATACATTCATGGCTGCTGCTGAGCCACCGCCGTAAGGGTTGAACCCAGCGGCTTCCGACGCTGATGGGCCGAAGCCATAAGCGTCCATTTCTGGCTCAACGCTTACACCTTGCTGGCCCTCTGCGGAGCCGACCGTGATTGGCGGCGTTGTGGTTGCAGGTGGCGCTGTGGTTGCAGGTGGCGGCTGCTGGCTCTGCATCTGAGCCATGATGTCATCAGTAATCTGCTGACGCAGAGCCTCTGTGTCTACCTGTTGAGGTATTTCGCCTCGAAGCGCCTCTATTTGCGCCTGAATTGGGTTCACAGCAGCAGAGATTGCTTCTTGTCTTTGCTGAGATATCGGATTAATCGCTGCGGCTAAATCGTCTTGCGTTAAGCCAGCGGCTTGTAAAGCGTCGATACGCGACGCCAATTCTGCTCTCTGTCCCGTTGCTGCATCAACGGCTTGCTGAAATTGCGCGGTTTGGTCATTGACAGCGGCTAGTTGCGACTGAATCGACTCAATCGGCAAAGCACCAAGATTGTCGGCCAGCCCGCCGATTTGTTGTTCCAAACCTGCTATCAGATTCGCGGTTTCGTTGCGTATCGTTTCGGATTGAGCCGCGTTTCCAGACTCCACATCTGTATATAGGCTTTCTAACTGTTGATTCAAACTGTTTATTTCGGCTTGTGTGCCGCCAAGAGCTTCTAGTTGCTGACTGATAGAACCTATCTCGCCCTGCGTAGATTGTGCTTGTTGTCCCAGTGTTGCCAGCTCTTGATCGGTAGCGGTTTGCGCAGCGGCTTGTATCGCAGACAACTCAGAGGCTGACAATTGCTGTCGGTCTAATAGGTCTTGGAAATTACTCTCTATGACGCTATTGATATCGGTCAAATCAGTGCTTAATGACCCAATTCTTTCTGTAAGATCACTGACTAAAGAACCTTGTCGGTCACTCAAATCGCCAATCGCAGCCTCTTGAGCCTGACGAACCAGTCTGTCGCCTTCTTCTATTTGGCGA